ATTTTTCAACTAATTTTTAAACTTTATCTATTGTAATTTAGCGAAACGCTTTTTCATTCTTTGAAATTTAATATAGCCCGCGCTATTAAAATCTCGCTCAAATTGATTGATTTCTTCATTCTTTCGTTTATCTTCTCGTTTTTCGGCCAATCTCGAAACTTGACGATTTAAAAACTCTCGCACGATTTTTAATGTCTTATTAATATTTTCTTTTTTCCAAATCTTAGCAAAATAATGACTAGCATTCTTAATTTTACCTGCTTTTTTCATTGATTTAACCATTTTAACAGATTGATTAAATTCTTTTTCATGATTAATCTGACGGTTTCTAAACACGCCCAGCCATTGTTCGTTATCTATTAAGTCGCAAGCTTTGCCGAGCCGTTCGCGCATAGTTGCTATTCGACGGCCGCATAAAATAAAACTTTTTTCCATTTTCCCTCCAAAAAGTCTTGACAAGATTTTTAGTAAAACGGAGCGGTTGGTTTTCGGCTGTCTCATTTTTCCAAGAAAGCAAAACGCCCCTACACCGATTTTCATCGGCGTGAGGCGTTTTTGTTGCTCCATATAGCTTTTTAATTATAGCAAATTAAATCGTAAAAGTCAACCTTGTCTAATTTACCTTTTCAGCCTTGCCTGGAATTACGAAGAACTGATAGCCAGAGTTTGCGATTGAGCCACCCGAGACATTAACGTTAATCGTAACAGGAACACCTTTAGTTACTTGCGCTACAAAACTTGCTGAGGCAAACACACCCGTTCCAAATTGCACACCCGTACTGTCTACTTGGTTTGATACGCCAGTCGCTGATATATAAATCACAAGGTCGGCAGCATTTCCTGCATTTCGACGACCACTTGCAACTACTCGCAACAATCCATCAGATTTTGGCGTAAAGGTTTTTGAAACCGTCCCCGGTGCTAGTTCTCCACCGCCGTATTGAATTGGAAACGAGCCAAAGTTGATACTATCAGCCCGAACCGCACCGGCTCCAATATTTGAGCCATCTCTTAATCCTGCAACGTTTGTTTGTAGCTTATTCATTTTAGCTGCGGTCAGAGTTTCGCCTGGTGTGAATGTTAAATTCTCGTAAGCCATTATTTTTTAGCCCCCAATTTGAAAATTGGTTTCAATCCTGCAAATGCCGTAGCAACCGCACCAGAAATCGCCAAAATTTCTTTGGTAAAATTTGGCATAACAATAACACAAATTGTAGCTACTAGCATATTCACCAAAATTCCAAGGTCAGCGATGAAATACACTGTTGTTTTTGCCTTCTCTGAGATTGCAGGTGTATATTCTGTAGTATCTACGCTATCAAGTGCTTTTTTCTGTAAATCTTCAATCATTTTAACCTCTTCTTCTGTAAATTTCCTTTCGTTTATAGGCATAGCCTTAATTTTAGGCTGTTCAGGCGCTTTTTCTTGCTTTTCTTCATTTACAATATTTTGCGACATATCTTTTTTAACCTCATTTTGACTTATAACCCCTTTAATTTCAGGTGTTTTTTCGACTATTTCCGGAGTTTGCACTGGTGTTGGTCGATTTTCAATTCTTGTGCCAAATTCACCTGCTGGAATTTCAGTTGCTGGTGTTAGTTCCACCCAAACATCAATTCCGCCACGGTTAATTTTTGCAAACCACATTCCATCATTCTGAACTACTTCTTGAGCAACAAAAGCACCTTCGATTTTCACACTATCGCCAGTGTTAATATCACCGCCAATTCGGTAGCCGTCGTTATCAACCTTCACTAGCCAATCTGTCGGAACTCCGTTCTCTTCCCATGTAAAGCCAACTGGGCAAAGCTCATTGATTCGAACTTCTTTTCGACCTTCATTTATTCGTGTTTCAGCAACAGTAAATGTTTGACTGAATTTGAAATGTGAGCCAACATTGATTTCATCATCAATTTTTTCAACATATGGTGCTGGTGCTGGTACATTTTGCGGTTTGCCAGTATATCTGAAGATTGTTAGGTCTTGAACATTATTCCATCCTGCTAATTCATCGTGATTGTTAGTGTGAATACCATCATAACCAGCTGAACAGTGAATAATATTATCACCATCAATGAAAACCCCAGTGTGTCCACCTGCTCCGCTAGTTTGGCCTTGCTTACCCCAAATGAAGATATCACCTCGTTGTGTTGGAATATATCCGTTTGCGTCCGCCTCAATTCGTTGGAAACCAAACTTTGGCAAATCTACAAACATTGTTTCAGTGTTACCAATGCGAAATCCTGCTGGCAAAATTCCCGCATAAATTAGGGCGTGGTAAATTGAGCTCGAGCAGTCGTATGAACTCGGGCCATTCCTATTTATCATCGAATAACTAACTCTACCTTGTCGTTGTGCAAACCATTCAATCGCTTTATCCATTTATTTCTTCCTTTCTATTTATGACTCATCAAACCACCATCTAACACAAACTGAGCTAAAGCGCCAAGGATTGCTAGACCAACCGCCCAAACAATCTTGCTCTGATTTTCTTCGAGACGCCGAAGACGCTCCTGATTGCGTTCAGTCGATCGTCGCACGCTTTCAATATCTTTACGGTGTTCAACCACTTCTTTATTAATATTAGTGATGATCTCCAGCTGTGTATTGATATGATCAATGCTATTAGCTAAAGTGTTAATTTTTTCTTCTAAAACGTCTAGCCTTGCCTCAAAAACCTCTCTATTAATATATTTCTCTTCCATATTTGTCACCTACATCTCCTATCCTCTCTTTATCGTTTGCTGCACCCAAAAGAAAAAAACGGCCTCTTCCGAGTGCCGTTTATTATGTCTTTATTATACCACATTTTTTAGCCCTAACCAAGAACTTCTCCAGAATCTAGGCGCGAAGAATCAAGGATAAATAGCTTCATACTTGGTAATGCCTGTAGATACAAGCCTTGTCTGAAATTTGCGTTCACTCCACCTTCAAGACTAACACCTAATACTGCACAGTTATATTGTTCGTTCAGATCGCGAATTTCCAGTCCCACGCTATCAGCCAGTTGTAGATGAGGCGCCATAAAGTTTTTAATAGTAAACTGCATATTTGGCTCACTCATATTTCGCAAAATCCCATCACCTATTTTCGCCATTGCGCCGCCAACGCCTCTTTCAGAAATTTGCGGATTATCGCCATATCTATCGCTTATTTTTATCTCATATTCCATAGAGTTTCCAGCAAGTCCCGTATTTTCTTCAGGATTAAGTCCGTATTTTTCAATACTTGGAATATTCTGAACAACAACCGGCGATTCTTCCACTTCTTGAATAATTCGCCCAGGAATTGAAAACTCATGTAAATAAGCGCGTGTTCTTAAAGGATTTTCAACCTCAAGCTTATATTTTGTGCCAAAGCTATATCCGCTTACTTTCAAGCCGTTCAAGACCGCTCCATTTTCATCTTTTGAATTTTTAAAAACAACTGTCGGCTCAACATTTTTTCCAATCAAGCCATATTTTGCTTTGTCAACCAAATTTAACCAAAAAGTCGCTTTCGATTTAGCGCCAACAGAATTTTCTTCACCTTCAAGTTTAAAGGGTGTACCAAAACCAACTTCTTTCAAATAAGAGCTTTTAACTTTTACGGAGTTAATAATTTTCGAATCGGCAATTTCTAAATCTGTCATATTTGAATAGCTGAAGTTCCAAGACGAGATTTTATTTTTAGCGAGCTTTTCACTTGGCAAAAAGTTCAAAATGCCGTTTTCGTCAGCGTAAATCAAAGTGTTTTCGTTTTGAGCAACTTCTTTAAAAAGTTCACCCATTGTTTTTTCGCTAGTTAGTAAAAACGGATAAATTCTAGTTAAACTATCATCGATTTTAAACTGTTTTTCACCAAAGCCACGTCCAATCAAAACCTCCCTTAAAACATCTTTGATTTTCTGATTTTCAAAATAGCTTTGCTGAATTTCCTGAGTTTCAAAATAACTCATTGCATCAAATGCTTCAAGCTCCACTGTTGATGAAACAATATTTACTTTTGGCCGACCAATAAAACCGGTAAACACACAAATCATTTCACCGTTGTATCCAACAAATATTTTTACTGGTCGCCCGGCTTTAAAATTAGCCCCAATCTCTGGATTATTTGGCAAAAATCGCCCAGTTTGGTTATTTAAAGTAATTTTCGCATTTGCCGAAATCACACCCCAGGCATATTGTGAAATTTTCCTAGAAATAGAAAAATTCTTAACAAATTTTGACTCATCGCTGTATTTAAAAGTGTCAAATAGCGTGATGACGTCTTCTGAACCTTTCAGAAAGTTGTTATTGTCTAACTTGCTCGAATCTAGCGCAAAGAAACCCGCATCTTCTCGGATTTCTTTATTCCAGCCGATTTTAACCACAAAATCAGTTTGTTTTTGTGGTTGCTTAAGGGTGTTAATAAAGCTATCACTTACATTTTGACTCATCTAAAACTCCCGAATCGTTACATCTAGCCCAGTTAGTAAATTTCCACCCCTTCGATATTCGCTAACACTAAAGTCGGTGACTAATCCCGTAAATTTCAACACACCCCAAACGCTTTCGTTATTTTCAAAAGTGATTTGAGCTTGATTTTCCAAATCTTTAAAATACCTCACCAGTTCCGGAGTGGCGCGATCATAACTAAGTTTCACACGCTTTTTATCGGGATATTTTTGCCGTTCAATCGTGCCATCAATAGCAAAACTATCTGTTTTAATAGTTTCAGGATCGTCGTTATAGCTAGTTGGTTGTTTTAAAATCTCATTTCCATTTATTTTTATCATCTCAAAGCTCCCATCTGATCAAAACTTAAGCCTTGGCTTTTAAGAGCGGTATTAATCTTTTTAGCAATATTGATAGCGTCCGCTTCTTCAAAATCTCCACCTCTAGTTTCAACATTTACACTAATATTTACAGTGTTTCCGCCGCCAGTTCCACCGCGTTCGGCAAGCTGTCCGGCCAAGTTGGTAATCCAGCCGGTGTTATTCTCAAGAGGCATCACCGCTTCTCTACCAGATTCACCAATAATTGCCATCGTGGCGCTATCTACCACACCACCTTTGGCAAGCATTGGAATTGTCGGGAAATCAGGATGAGCGCCACCTAGCCCCGGCACCCAATCAGGAACTCTGACACTATTTAACCTGCGAATGACCGAGTTAACGCCACCAATAACTGCATTAATTGGTGCTTTAATAAATCCAACGATAGAACTAAATACGGTTCTAATACCGGCTGCCAATCCGTTCACTCCTTGCACAATTCCATTCCAGAGCCCGGCAAAGAATCTCGCAATTGGTTGAATAATAGCATTATTTATCCAGTTAGCAATCGGCGAGATTACGGCCATCACGGAACCTATGAACCCTCGCACCATGTTCACGACTCCGTTCCATAATCCTGAAAAGAAGTTAGCAATTGGCTGAATAATAGTGTTATTTATCCAGTTAGCGATTGGTAAAACTACAGACATCACGGAACCTATAAAAATTTGCGTCACATTCACGATCCCGTTCCAAAGGTTTGAAAAGAAATTAATAATCGGTTGAATAATATTATCATTTATCCAACTTACGATTGGCGTAATCACCGCCATAATAGTATTGATTATTGCAGAAATGATAGCGTTAACCGTATTTATATAAGTAGTAATTATACCAACAATAAGGTTAAAAATTGTTGAAACAAAAATACAAATATTATTCCACACTGTTTGCCAATTTTGAAATAGCCAAACAAACGGCTGAACAATGCCTTCGATTGCGGTTGCCACTATAGCAACAATCAAAATGAAGACGCTTGAAACAATCCGCCAGAAAAACTCAAAGATTGGCGAAACGATTTTTAAGAAATTTTGAAAAGGTGGAATAAGCACGTTGGCCACGGCTGTAATTACACTAACAATACCGCCAAAGACTCCACCTATAAATTTGACCAATCCGCCAAAAACTCCACTCACAAACTTCACAAATTCACCAAAAATTTGTTTACCAACCTCTGTTTGTGTAAAGAACCAAACTAATCCAGCAACAACCGCAGCAATCGCTAGAACAATTAGCCCAATCGGGTTAGCTGACATAGCCACATTGAATGCTGTTTGAGCTACAGTTGCAATATTTGTTGCTGCAGTTTGAAGTCCTACCGCTACCGCATGAGCTTTTGCACTAACCGAGCTGGCGATTTGTGCTTTATTTAAGCTTTGGTACCAAGTTACCGCTTTGCTTAGGCCGCTAACCATTTTACCAACCGCATCACTAATTTTCGTTATAGCGTCAACAATTTGGCTAGTAATCACGATTGCTTTAAAGCTTGCCCACAAAACTGTAAGCGTAATCATTGCTGGTTGAATATTATTAATAATAATCTGAGCAACTTCTTTGATTTTTTCCTTGTTTTCTTCAAGCCACTTGGTTGTTCTCTCAACCTTTTCACTCATCTGAGCAAAAATACCGTTCGGATCAATCTCGCCTGTCGCTTTATTAACACCAATTAGCTCCAAGCCAACGTTACTAATCGTTTCTTGCAAATTACTCATTCGCCCATCAAAAGTTTGGGCTTGTTTTGCTGCACCATTAAAGGCGAAACCGCCTTCGCTCGCAGCAGTTTTTAAGGCTGTCTCCAAAATCTCTGCCGAAACTTTACCTTTTGCCAAGGCGGTCATGACATCACCAAGACCACGTTTATTTAGTTCATTTTGAAGAACTTCACGCACTTTTCCAGCGCCACTGTTCAAAATCTGGTAAAAGTCTTGAGTGTCAAGTTTTCCCTTGGCTAAAGCTTGTGATACCGGCAAAACCAATTGTCCTAAATCCGCACCGGTCGCTCCGGCAATATCGCCAAGCCATTTCATTCGTGAGCCGAGCTTATCAACACTAACACCAGCACCAAGCAAAGTTCGAGCTGCCGCATTAATATCGTCAGCGCTAAAAGCTGTCTCCAAACTAAATTTATTAAGCTGAGCCATCACTTTTCGAGCCCCTTCAGCCGATCCGGTCAAACTCTCAAAACTAGCTCGCACCGATTGTAAAGTGGAAGCTTCTTTTACGAAAGCGTTCAAGCCAAAACTTCCACCAACTAAAGTAGCGCCCAGTAGCTTCATCGCACCCTGAACTTTTCCGGCCATATTATTCGCACTGTTTGCGATACTTTCCAAACTTCGTTTGTTTTTCTTAGAAAAATCGTCAACGGTTTTGCCGGCGCTTTTCATGAGAGTTTCAAACTGTTTAGTGTCTGCTCGAACTGTTAGCGTAATCGTATTGCTCATTATTTAGTCTTTCTCTTCATCTCTTCAATTTGTTTAGCCTCAAAAGCGGCTTCAATATTTAATTTAATTTTAATTGCATCAATAAACTCGGCTGGCTGGTTTTGATAATCCCACCAAGTCCAGCCGAATTTTTCGCATATTATAGCAATCATAAACATTTCAGGCACTTCGCCCTTGCCAGCTTTTACGCTTCGTTCGTAAGTTCTGGCGTCTTGGGCGAGTTTTCTAAATTTTGGCTATTTCGCTCAAAAACTTCACTACAAGCTTTCGAAATAACTTCGTAGTCTTCGGCAAATTCGCTGTCCATCAACTTATCGAAAGCCCCTTCAGTTGTGCCGTCGTAGTCAACCAATAAAATTTCAGTAGCGAGCTCTTGTGCTTCGATCATCTGGTCACCTTCTAGCACAAACTTAATTTCGCCACCCTGAGTACTTTCAGGTGTGATTTTTTGGCGTGAAAGCAATGCTTTTTGGTATCTGTTACGGTCTCGAACTCGCAAAAAGTTTCTAATTACAGCATATCGGCCGTTTTCTAGTTCAATTCGTTGATCTCGCATTTTACCTCCTAATAGTCAAAGCTGTTAATCAATTCAGCTTCAATAGTTTTTCCAGTTTTAATATCGTTCAACACTTCAAAGTTGATCGTTTCAGTCGCTAGATCGCTCAAACCATAACTTGGGTCATAGCTTGAAATTCCAATTTTAGCTGCACGAATTTTCAAGCTTGTTGGTGTTTTTGTTCCAGCCTTGTGGCGGTCATCAATCAAACCAAATTCCAAAGCATAGCTTTTGCCATCAACGGTTGCGTCTTGATATTTCGTGTTTTGGATTTTTTGCTCAAAACTTCCGCTTGCCTCAAAGTCCATGTTGAAAATTTCGCTCACATCACCTTTGTAAAAATCTGTGTTCAAATTCTTTTTAAATTCCAAACTAAAGCTGGTTGGCATTACATCTGGTGCAGTTGCAAGTCCAGCTAGGTCATCAGCAAGTTTCAAATAAAAGTCTTTTGGCAAGAATTCAGGTTCATCAATATATCCTGCAATAATTGAATTTTTAGCTACTCGCTCACCCTTTTTCGAAATAAAGTTCATTTCAATCTTTGGATAATCGTCAGCTTGCCAAGAAATTTTAAAGCTATCAAGCATTGCAAAAGTATATTTTTTCGACTCAATGTCATTCTTAATAGCTAAAGTTGCCGAACTGTGACTGTTCGAGTTGTTTAAAGCAAAGTCATATTTTTTAGCTTTGTTATCACCATCAATAGCACCTTTTGTAGGTTTCTGGCCAAATGCCAATGCTAAAAAGTAATAAAGCCCTTTGATAAACATTTTTCCGCCAATTGTGCCTTCGCCTTTAACGCTCATTACATCAATTGAGTTATTTTTTACGATTGAGCCATATGCAGACTCGTTGTTTTTAGTCTCGATTGTATCTTTAAAGCTAAAATCGAGTTGTGGGTAAAAATAGCTTGGATCTTTCGCAGTTCCTCGTGTATCTTCTAGATTAATTCCAATAGCTATTTTTCGACCAACGATTGCGCCTTCATTCATCTTCTTCTCCTTTTAAAATTAAAGCCCAACCAACCAAATTTTAAACCAAAAGAAAATACGGCCGTTTGAGCCGTATATTTATATTTTTATTATATCAATTATTTAGTTTTTTCGCAAGCGCTAAACCTTTGACCTTCGAAAGCCGGCATTCTGAGCCTCTACTTCTGAGCAAAATATCACTTCAGGGTTAGTCCTGTTATAATATTTTTGACCAGGCATATGATAAATCTTACCATTTCTACCAATATTGCCCTTAATTACACAAGCTTCTTGAGATTGTTGTGGTTGTGGTGCTGGTGCAGGTGCTGGTGCAGCAGGAGCAGGAGCGGGTTGTGGTTTAGGCGCTGGCGTATCTGCTGGCTTTGTGGCATCGCCTGCACAAGTATTTTCCGCCCATAAACCTTTATTCTCTTCACGAGCTTTGCGTGCTGCTTCCTTAAACTCATTCTGATATTTATAAGGATTTGAATTGTAAGTATATTCATTACCATAGCCTTGTCGAATCATCTCATAGGCTAGGTTTTTATTATCTTCACTATAAACAAAAGCTAAAATTCGCCCATACTTATCACGTTCACCTTGCGTTCTATCAAATTCAAGCCGAACATTTTTATTTTCAGCAAATTCAGTCATTTTTGCTGTAGCTTCACGCCCAAAACATTGAATTGGTTTGCGTGGATCTTTAGTTTCAGGTGTATCTAGACCAATAAAACGCACTTTTTCATCTTTGCCGTTATAATCTATATGAATTGTATCACCGTCAACAACTCTTAACACTCTATAAGTTGGACTTTTCCGGATTTCTTCATTTGCTAATAAACTTTCGCCAACAACACCACTTTCAACTTCTGGCTTTTTTGCTGGTATTTCTGTATCGATACTTTTTTTCTGAGCTGAGTTTTTCTGATTATTATCTCGAACAAATAGCGGTTTCCCTCCGGGCAGCATCGACATAAGAAATGCAGAAAAGAAAGCTATCGCAATCAGCCCAAGACCAACTCGTTGTTTATAATTTAGCAATTTAATTTTTGATTGCTTTTTACTAACTTTCAAATAAATAAAATAAGGCAATAGGACAATTCCTAAGATAATACTAACTGAATATATAAACAATAAAAAGCTATGCATTATTTAAGAGCTCCTCGTGACCAAGCTTCCGCAAAAGCTAGCGCAAGACACAAAAACAAACCAATCCATAAAGATAATTTTTTACGATAGTTAATTGCTTTCAAAGGCTTAATAATGTCTTTTTTTGCAATTTTTAAGTATACGCAGTAACAGAAAAATACAAAATAAATAAATGTAATGATATTATATAAAATATCAATGATATTATGAAGAAGCTCCATTTTTTTAACTCCCAATTAGCTTTTATACGTAATCAGTATACTCCCGCTAAACCTAATTTGTCAAGCTTTCTGCAATTTTCACACCAAAGTTTAGGCTCAATTCTCTCGTAAAGATCCCATCGCCCCTTTCGCCATAGCCATATTCCATTTTTACACCAGATTCGCCTAAATTCAAAGCTACTCGTTCACCCAAATAGCCAGCATCTTGATTTTTTACCAAAATCCCCATTATTGAATCCGGTAAAAGTTGCATTTTTTCATTTCTACCGCAAACAATTCGGTGCAAGGTTGCAAAACTATTAATGTTTTTAGCATTCGTAGTTAAATCTCGGGTCAAATCCACCGCCACGGTTAATTTTACGGTTAAATTTGTGGTAATTTCAAACGCGGCCGAATCTTCCACATCTTGTTCTGTATATTCCATAAAACAAAGCGGTAAAGAGTTTTTCGCTACTATCACAGGTTCGCCAAAATAGAATCGCCCCTTTAATTCTTTCACGCAATTTTTCTCTAAAATATCCTTAATTCGTTCAAGTATCGGGTCTTTATAAAAATTATTATTCATTATCTGCTCTCCTCAAATAAATATTTTTGAATATTCTGCCTTAATTCTTGCCAATCCATTTCACGCACACCCCACATCTTTCGCACTGGTAGTTTTCGTGTTCCTAACTGGTGAAATTTAAAATAAGATGCCGAGTTTGAAAACTCCACTTCTTGCGATCTGGTCGTATGTTTAAAACCTTTCTGCATTCTGCGTGTATTTCGTAAAATCGGGTGACTGTAAGCCTTCTTTCTTCGCGCCCAGCTTCCAAAACCCGAACCACTACCCTCAAAATTCCGCTGAATTTCTCGCTCAAAATAATTAGCAAAATCTTCAAGAGGCTTGCTCAAGTTCTGAGATTGTTTCCAGCGGTTTTCAAAATCTCGAATAATCGCCTTTTCGCCAGAGCTTTCAATCGAAAATTGAATTAGACTCATTTAAAAATCCTCAACTCTCCGCTGACGGTATTTACCAAATAAATCTTCATCTCCTGTGCTCCAAACTTCATTTTCGGTGCGTTTCTCTTCTTCATTTTCTTGTAAAGCTTTAATCTCGGCCTTGGCCAGTTCAATTTTACGGTAACCATCTTTGCTTGTGTCGGTTATCTCTTGATTAAAGCCATATTCTCGCACCAATAGTTTTCCGGCGGCGTAAATTCGCACAATATAACCCACAATATCACGGTTTTGTTCTATCGTACTAACAGCTAAAACCTTTCGAATTTCAGCCAATACTTCACTGCGGATTTTTTCCACTAATGCTTGTCTGATATTGCTATAATTATAACTAACATTAGCAATTTCACCGTTTTTTGAATTATTAGCCAGTTCAATAATGCCGTTCTCGGCATCAATATTTAAGACTTCTATTTTTTCACCACTGCAAAACACGGCCACATCTTCAAAATCGACCAAATCGTTATAATTTGAATCTGCAATAATTCCATCATTTAAAATAATATGATTTCCTTGAATCTCCGCACTAATATTTTGCTGTCGATGAATTAGCCCTGCTTCTTCCAAGATAGCTTGCACGCTTTCAAAATTTTTATCACTCATTTTATTCCTTTCTGGCTTGCAAAAAAGAAAAAACGACTCTTTTGAAAGCCGTCTATTACCTTTTTATTATATCAAATTTTTGGCCAAAATAAAACCAGCCAAGTTGGCTGATTCTATTCTCAAAAGTTAGATTATTTTCCAGTTGAGGCTACAATTCGTTGAACATCAGCAAATGCTGCGTCAAATCGGCCGCGGAGTCCCCAGCTAAACACATCAGTTTCAAAAGCTCGATCGCTGTTTAGATCAGTTTTCGCTACAGGTGCGCCAACTTTTACGCGTTCAGCAATTGTAAGTGGCATAATTCCATCGCCTGCTGCAACCAACGCCCAAGTTGTGTCAGTAATTCGTGGATCAACGATGAGTTCAACCGCTTTATAGTCAGTGTTAGTCTCACCATTTGCGCCAGTCATCGCTTTCAAAATCTTTTCAGCAGCGGCACGGTTTTTTGTTCCAACGATCAAGTGAGTTGGCATTGCAAAAATTGGTTCGCCATCGCTATCAGTCATTGCAAGCAATGCGTCATAAGCTTTTGTGAAAGTCTCTTTTGAAAGTGCGCCAGCGATCAAGTTTCCGCGTTTTGTAGAAAATACTGCTTGACCATCACTTAATTTTGCAGTAAAACCAAGTTCAAGCGCTGCGATAGCCAATGAACCGTAGTAGCGGTTTGCTTTACCAGTCATCATTTTAACCATTGCAGGAACACGGCCAATGTTATCATCTTCAACATCTTCACGTTTCACATCAAGAGTTGCTTCGTGAGTTCGAGGTACGATTGTTACTACTGAATCTTCAGCTACGCCATGTTTGCGTTCTGCTTTAAATTCTCGCATTCCAGGAACGTTTGAAACAGTTGCAATATTTACTGCTGAGCTACTTGTTGGAGTAACATCATAAAGCACGTTTTGTAATGGATCTTTAACTTCTTTTGAAGTTGTTTTAAAAACGGTTTGAATTGTCAAGTTTAAATTCTTTAATTTTTCGTTCATCTTCATTCTCCTTAAAATTATTTAATTTTAACCAAAACCTTAGATTCGTTAACGATACCAACGATTTGACCAATTTTTACATCAGTTGGGGCTGAGGTTACAGCTACTTTGTCGGCATCAACAATTTTAACGCCTTTTCCAAGGTCTGTTGCTACGGCTGAGTCTTTGCCAAGTTCGAACACACCTTCTGTGCAAATTCGCACTTCATTTCCACGAATTACGTCTGCTGTGTTTTCAAGAGCAATTCCTAGAAAGTCTTTTCCAGCTTCACCAGCTTTTGCATTACCAGTTGCGTCAACGGTTACGATTTGACCGATCTTAATATCGTTTGCGCCAAATTTGGCTGAGATTACATCACCATTTTGTCGATAAAACATTATAGATTCTCCTTTTTTACTTCTTTATAATCTTCTTCGCTTAAACCGAATTTCTCAATAACTCTCTTATCTTCATCGGTTAGCTCAACTTCATCACTTGCTTTTGCGTTATTTTCGCCATCTTCATCAGATAGTCGCATATCCGGCATCTTCTCAAAGAGTTCCGAAAGTAATACATCAGTTGGTTTTGAAGTTTCATCACTTAAATATACATCAGCCTGAACGCTAGATAGAGCAATAAAGTTATCTCGCATTGCAGGTACTACTTTTCCTTCGCTCAAAAGCTGATCGAATTTCTTTTTAGCTGAAGAATTCTTTTTCTTGCGTTCAAATTCTGCTTTTTCTTTTTCGAATTCTTCACGCTCTTTTCGTAATTTTTCAGCTTCGTCATCTTCTTGATTTTCGTCGGCCAATTGCTCATCTGCATTTTCAACTTCAGCTTCTGCCTCAGTCTCGGCTTCTTCTGGTTTTTCAGCTTTTTCAATCTGTTCTTTTACAGCTTCGGCCTGGTCTTCTGGCACTTCGATTTCTTCACCAGCTTTAATTAGTTCGTTTTTCTCTTCATCATTAAGAGTAAACTTAACTTCAATGTCAAAATCTCGGTCGTTCTTAATTTTTACAAGATTCATCTCTTCTCCTTTCTTAATTTCTTTATCACTGAAAAGTATACTTGCACCACTTTCGCTCAACGCTACAAATTGATCCATTCCTTTAATGTAAGGGTCTGCAACCAATCCTACGTGTTTTAAAAATGCGCCAACATATTTTCCAGTTCGTTTGTCCAAATAATCTTCACTAAATCCCATTGATACATCTGGAATTAGTCGTTTTTCGATTTTATCGGCAGTGTCGTTGTCTCGAATCTCAATTAAAGCGTCAATTCCATCATCGGTAATCTTCAACTCCTTAACTTCGCCTCGGTTCAACTCCGCCAACCCAATGCTATCTTTCGGGTGGCCAAGTGGGACTGGTACAACGCCATATTTCCCACTCTTGAAATTCCCAACCATTTCATCTGCAAATTTCTTGTCCAGAATCATCTTTCCGTTGCCGTTTGGGTTTACATATTCACCAAACTTGCAAATCTGTTTCCAAAACTGCTTGTATTGGTTCGAATCTTCACTTAGCCGAATCTCTAAATCTCTATTTATAAAAATGTGCATAATATTTTCTCCTTAAATATCAGCTCGCTCAAGTCGTAGCGAGTTTCTTTTTGAAAAATGGCAAAAGAAAATACGGCCTTAGCGAGCCGTATATTATATTTTCATTATAGCAGTTTTAATTGGTGTTGTAAAGGTAAAAATTATTCTTTTTTATCTTCACTCCAAAAATAGCCAAATTTATCTTCTATCTCAGAAAAGCGTTTAAAATCCGGATCATTTTCGTCCACGCCAAACTCAGCTGCTGCATAGACTTTTTCGATAGAACCATCACCACTAACCCCATAATACCACCAATCCATATCTAAAAAGTGCTCTGGACTGTAAACGGCATACCATTTTTTATCTTGATAGTCTCCCAAAAATACAGATTTTAGTCCCTTATCCTTTAAATCATCCATTACTTTTACCTTTCATAATCAATTTTAGCATATCTTCGTTAATTTTACGATCGTCAATCCTAAACAAAAACATCTTTCGCTTATTTTTATCTAAACGCCAAAACTGTTCAGCGGTAAAAGTCTTGCCTATTTGAGGATCAATAAACATTGCGCCCTTACGGGTATTTTCGGCAACAATAGTGTGACCAGTTCTGTCTTTAGACCACCACCAAGAAATTTGAAACCTTGAACCTATATTTGAGTCTTCAATAAAGTCGAGAACGTTACCAAAATCAGCATCTTTGATTGTAATATTCTCTCCACGCTTTATCTCGATATAGTTTCTAAGGATATCTTTATCTTCCAAACCCCATAGCTCTTTCATCTTTTCAAGATTTCCCAGCTTCACCGAACCTCGCAAATTCCCCAAAGCCTCAACATCATAACCTCTTCTTCGCATTTCATAAGTTGGCACGCATCGCTGGCAGTTTATCTGATATTCTCGAACTTTGTCATAATTTGGGTTTGTTCCGCTCAAAGCTAATTGGGGCGGAATTTTAGTTTTATTTGGCAAAACAAATTCTTCATTGCGAATCCTAGCTAGCCCTGCTTTTTTGGTCTCGTCCTTGTCTAGTTCACCACGAGCAATTAGTTCACCCTTTGGCGTTTTTGCAAAATCATCTTTTCTTTCCAAAAGCTTTTTGTCTACCGGATCTTCGCTTTCATCGCCACCTTCAACCACGCGCACCAAGGTTGCACGGCAGCCAAAATGGCGTGGTGGGATCATATCAGGGTTTTTCTGCCATTCTTGCCAAGTCATCTTTTTGCCGTTCAAATACGAACAGCCAGCGGTAGTGTGTCCATCGATAATTGCCGAATATTCAATCAGATCATCAGGCTTAAAATCACTATAAATCCCAGCGTTCACACCTCGACCAACCAAATAACTTGCCGTTGGCTTAGCTCGTTTCAAAAACCAGCTCATCACGCTTTCAATCAATACACCGGTCGCCAAATTCCGTAAGAAATCGCTCGAATCTTCAGCAAGCAAAGTATCGTTCCAGCTCTCGCTTTCCAGGAATTGCTTTAAGTCATTTTCTTGCTTTTCAAAAATCCAGTCTATATATTCTTTTGCGTTTTTGGAGAATTTCGGCGAATCTTTACCAGCTTTTCGCCCTTCACGATTAGCACTAAAAATCTTACCTTCAGTGTAGGCCTGCTTGAAAGTCTTTATTAGTAAGTCTTTATATTCTTTCGAAAGCTCGATTTTGCCTGTTTCTTTAATACCTTTCGCCACACTCTCAAAAATCGTGCGGCTTTGGTCTAAAAAACGGTTTTCGATGTCTTGCCACTTCTTGTCTAGGTTTGAAAAATGCTTATCTGGCGGTGCTATTTTAGTAGTAGGTTCATTCTCGCTCAAATTCAACTGCTTTTTATTCTCAATTTGAAAACCTAACTGATTTGCAACCTCATCTTCAACTTGTTTAACCACTTCATCGCTAACTTTGTCTTTATCCACCATCTTTTTAAAGATTTCAAAGATTGATTCAATTTTAGATTTGTCTAATTTTGCAAATTTGAACTGTGGATAATGCGGTTCAGCAAAATTCAAGTCGATCAAGTCGGCAATAATATATTGGTTAATGTGTGCTTCCAGTTTATCCAAAATGCTCTGCAAACTCATCTGAAAAATACCAGCTTGTGTGTTCGACAACGCATAGCTTCCGCTTGAGCTTTTACCTTGTGTTCCTAAAAGCATAAAATTCGCCATAAAAGCAAAAGCCATTTCACTTTTTTGGCGTTCAATACTCTGGTGTGGATCTCGACCATCGCTTTCTAATGTTTTAATATCATAGCCAAACGGAACGCTAACCGCTGAATTAGTTTTGCCAAATTTACCAATTGCATGGATAATCTTTCGCATTGCTCCCGAACCCACACCCAAGTGTTCTTGTGTTTCGGTTAAAATCTTTGGTTTAATTGCATCATTTTGTAGGGCGATTGAGTCTAAATATTCCAACTTTTGCTTTTTGTCATAATTCTTATAAAGAGAGTTCAGGATACTTCGGCCATACAATCTATTAAATTTCTTATTGTGAGTAAACAAGAAGGTTTTATACGCCGGAATTTCTACCACTCCGCCATCTTCCAAAGTCTGCTTGACTCCAACATATTCACCTTTTTTGTCTTCGAGCTCCACGCTCAAGCTATCCCTTAGGGCTAATTTTTTAAGCTCCAATTTACCATCTTTATTTAAACGATACACTTTTTCCCAGACAGCAAAACCATCAGTCAAGGCCAACATCGCCTCATCTAAAAATAGATCAAACGGTGTTTCAATTCCACCTTTAAAGCTACTTTCAAAAAGATTCTTTCGCACAAAATCTGCTTGCTCTTTTGCATTTTCGTTTTCATCTTCCGCTACAATTTGGTATTCACTCGCCAAAATCGGCATCGTGACAATATTAAACAAACCTTCAACTGTCGGGTCTTTCATCATTTCACGATAATCTCGAATCTTCCGCTCTCGGTTCCAAGCGTTCATTTCCTGTTCGTAGTCGCCAAAAATCAGGCTGCCGCTTATCGTGCTACCAATTTCTTTCTGTAATTCTTCAATCTTTTTTCTGCCAAACATCTCTTCTCCTATTTTTTAACCAACAGAAAAAGCCCACCACTTTCGTGATGAGCCGTATATTCTACTTTAATTTTATCAGAATTTTAAGCTTTTAGCAAATTTAGCTATTACTTCATCTTCTTTTAGGATCTCTATGTCGTCGCACACGGAATCTTCAATAAAAATATTTTCGGTAAGCCCCTCTCGATTTGAAAAATGTACAGTATCGGCATACTCCAGATTGTTGTTACAGATAAATAGAAAATCCTCATATTTAGCAGGTATACCTTCACAGGCATAAGTAAGACTCACGATTAAATATCGAATATTCTCGAATTGATTAACATATAACTCATTTACACGCGCAATAAAATTTTCATATCTTTTGGGCATAATTTTTATTTTTAGATCATTTTTAGTATATGATGTCATGGATGGAAAGATTGGTGGGGTGTATGTGTCACTAAATCCATTCATTATACCACTAATATCTTCGTTGAAAATAGGATGCTTATTCTTACTTAATCCGCGAATTGTAGCAACAAAGAAATAATCTTTTATAAATTTATACCTATCAGGGAAAACTTTCGCCCTAATAGTTATAACCATTGGATCTTCTATGATAAAACGTTCTTTAGATAGATCTTCTCTATCAACAACGGGCACTATCCTAAAATCTGGTAGCCTACCTCTAGATAGGTACATAGCTCGCACAAGATTTTCATCTAGCTTTTCAGATTTCGTACCTCTCCTTACAAAATATTCTGCAGGTATCTCTATAACTTCTTTTTCTGCTTTTTCTCCTTTTTTTCCTTTTAGAGGTTTTGGATAGTAATTTCTAACTCTATGCGGAGCCATTTTACTTTGTGGAACATAGATAACTATTGGCTTATTTTCACCATCAGATTCTATTGATTTAACTGAAAAGCCGTGGAGACGGGGCTCTAGTAAGTCAGTTAAGTTATTATCAGCCCAGGACTCCATATTTTCACACTCATTGCTAAGCTTAAGATCTCCACCCTTTCTTTTATCTACGCCAACAATCAAAATACCCCCATCAGTATTCGCAAAAGCGCATATCTCTTTTGCAACTATTAATCGAAATTTAGCGGATTCTTTCTCGGATTCTTTCTGGTTGGACTTATCTAGTAAATTATAGTGTACTCCTTTAAATTCAAGGTAACTTGTCTCACCATCTTCAATATCTGACATATACTTTTTAATGTCTTCAATTTTTTCTATTTTATCAAAAATGTCTTTTATATCCATATTTATATTATACCTCTATCTAGCTCAAAACAAAATCCTCCACACTCACCAGCTTCTGCCCATCTACTAGCAGCATTCGAATCGCATAAACCATCGCATCCACCATATCATCATGCGCACCATTCGGAAACTCCATCAACTGATCATGCAAATCTTGAATCTTGTTTGCGTTTTGTAAAAAGTAAATCTTTCCGGATTCAAAAAATCGGCTCACACTAATCAAACGTGAAGTCTTATCAGCGTTAGCTTTTAATCCAACTAAAGGTAGCCCGGCTAACAAATCTTTAAACACCAAACCTAACGCCCCTTCTTCAATTCCGATCCTTTCAGGCGAAAATCTCGCGTTCAATCTTTGAATATCTGCTCCATTCTCTGAGACACTAAAACGATCATTGCCAACATAGCGTACAAATACATTACCGAATTGATCAAGACTTGCCACTACTTTCGCAGTCGGGTCAGCAGTATCTCGTTGTGAAACCGCTGGGTCGATCGCCAAAACCGTTCTTCGAATTACCGTATTTTCGGGTAGTTCATCGATCCACTTAATATTTTCAGGCTTCACGATCAAGTCATCTTCACTGAGTGGCTTATTTTGATACTCTTGAGCAAACACGATCGAGCCCACATATTTCGGGTGGTTCGGATCATCTCGCAAAGCTTTCAACTCTTCCAAATTCATATGTTCCGGCCACAAAGCAAACTCTCTACCCTTCTCATCTTTCATGATTGCAGAAAATAACATCGTTCGCCAACTCCTAAATCCCTCTTTGCCATCTAAAATATTCTGCAAAAGCGAGTCGTAATGCAAAATTGTTCCAATCATAATAATTCGCCCTTTTCGGCTCAACGCTGGCATTGCTGCTTTTCGAAACCAATCTTTGAGCTTTTTTCGCTGATAAGCTGTTGCAACTTGTTCGTCATTTTCCAAATCGTCAAAAATAATCAAATCAGGGCGAGCTGAGCCGTCTCGAATACCACGAATTTTCATTCCAGCACCTTTGGCAGTCCACCGTACACCACTCGCCGTTTTAATATCGCCATCTCGCCACAGTTCACCAGTTAAATCACCGTAAAGCCACTTTAAACGGATATTGCTATCAATCTCATCACGCAACGCATTCACAAACTCCACACTTTGCGTTACGGTGTCACTGATAATTAAACCAAATCGCACCTTTTTCTGAACAGTCGCCCAAAGTGCATAGGTAAAGTTAACGATTGTCGACTTAGCGTGGCCACGAGGCGCACAAATCGCCACTCTTGAATTTTCACCGCTAATCTCTCTCAAAATCTGCTTGTGAAAATCCGGCGTTTCCAGTTCGATATATTCTTTTGAGATAAACCAACCAAATAAATGAATATTTTCAGGTCGCTTAAAAATCCCCCTTAAAACTTTACGCAAAAAGGGCTTATCGTTGCGATATTTCTCGCAAACTCGCAAAATATCTGCTCTTGTTAGCTCTTTATTAGTTAAAGATTGCGTCGTCAAGTTCGGCATCGCTTAAATCCTTTTCTTTTTGTGCCTTAATCTTCAAATCCTTTTCGTCACGCCAACCGCAAATATTTTTCATCGCAAAAATCACAAAACTTGCGCTCGTCACCCCACTTAAACCAATATTAATCAAAAACTCTTCCTGCAATTCTTTCGCTTGCTTGTAGGTTTCGGAAAATTCTTTGTGTTTTTTCTTCCACTCATGCAAAGTATCCTGATTAACCCCTATTTTTCGTGCAAATTTCGCAAAAGTCGGCATTTCATTAGAAACTCGCCTTTTTATGATACTCGCGCTACCACCATCAGCGCTAAGTTTACGCATATCTTCAACCACTCTTGTCGCATCTACACTAAAAAACTTTATAAGCTCCCCACAATATTTTTGATCATATTTCGTAGGTCTTCCAACTTTTTTCTTCTCGCTTTTTTTAGCCATATTTCCTCCAATAAAAAAAGACTCCGCAAAAATCGGAATCCGTGTTATCTACATTAATTATATCATAAAACCAAGCTGAACGCATGAGTTATTTCTTGCTAATGGGAGCAAGGAGTAGCTTTAAATGTGCAGTTCGAACCTTTTGACACGCCACTCTAAATACACGGCACGTCCAACTTGGTTATTTCGAACTGATAGGCTACCCACTCTTTACGTTCTTATTATATCATAAAAAACTTATTCTCGAAAGATTTTTGATTTTATCCATTTCAAAAAGCCAAAAGATTCAACCTTAACACTACTAGAAGCGTTAACGAGACCAACATTATCAGCGTTAATAAGGCTAAAATTGAAAACCGCAGCCGACTTTTGCTTATTTTCATCAATTGACTCGCCTTTAAATTTAGCGCCTTCTACCATTCTAACTCCTAATGATGTCAATCTTAACTCTCTAAAATAAAACTCGCTTGACCAATTCTGAATTTTTCCTTCGATAATATTTTCATCTATGAGATATTCTATGCATCGCATAAGGGTAGCAGAATTTTTATACATCCCCTTTAACTCTTTTATGAGTTTATATTTGTCTTCGTCACGAGTTCCGTAAATATCAGTAAGTACATATTGATCTTCTATATCTGCAAGTGCCTCATAATGAAACTCCATAGCTATCGGGCTAAAAGAAATATCATTTCGATAATTTTCATAAAACCATTTAGCAAATTCATAAGATAGTTTAGTAATCATACCTATAGTATATCATAATATTTTCTTTCGTTCTCTAACTCTTTTTTATAGCATTCTTCGCATACTGGATAACCGAAGCCGTATTCATTATGAATTGCTTTACTAGAATAACCTTTTCTGTATTGAAATTCTTTTTTACAATTTGCACAATTTATTATTTTCTCCATATCGTAGCAAATTAAAGGACAGTTCTCTGGCAATTCATAGTCTTCGTATTCTTGCTTTTTAAAAATCCATTTTTCTGCTTTCATTTCATGATAGCTCCTCGAGTTTTTCTTCAAGGTTTTCTATTTTCGACCAAGCTTCGCATTGTTCTTCAAACCACTTTCGATATTCTTCTTCCGAAATATTCGGGCGGTTCATTCTTTTGATTGCTTGAAGTAATTCATAATATTCCCAATACATTTGTTCTGATTTAAACCTATGTTCAACTATTTTTTCTCCATTCTCATCATATTCATTAAGAATAATTGTAAAATCTTCATCTGCTTTATTTAACATATTTTAATCCTTTTTTATACGACATTTGTCATATTCGGTCTATAACAAATAACGCCGTGTCTTTTATACATTTCATTTACCATTGCATCGTCATCAAATACGAAGAGAATATTTTCAAAACCGATATGCTTTTCGATTAAGCTTTTCTTGACTTCGTGAGCAGGGCGATAATCATTTTTAGGTCGCATAATAATGGAATACAAAGATGAATTATCAAGTATGTTTCTAGAAACCCATATACGGGTAGCTGCTTCGCAAACCTCATTCCTACCAGTCAATAATATAATTTTACCGTAAAACTCTGTTGGTCGATAGAAATCTTCCATAGCATAAAGATTATAAAGCATATCTATAATTTTCTTACCAGCTTCAATAGGTTTGTCTTTCATTACCTCTTCATCAGAATAAAACTTGTCGTAGTCCTTATCTTCGCCTTGAATATATTTCAAACGGTGTGAGCAATCTGCTAAAACACCGTCGATGTCAAATACTATATATTTCATTATATATTCCTTTATAACTACATCTTTCTCTTATTGATAAATATATTTGCATCTTCTCTTATGTCTTCTATCTCTTCTTTGAGCTTCATATGTCTATCGAGCATTGTTTTAAACTCCTTAGATGATAATTTTTCAAGAAGTTCTTCCTTACTTATAAAATCATACAAACTGATATAAGGTGTTATAGGGAAATCATTTACCATTATACTCAGAGTATATCCATAAAATCTGTCAGGATTACGAGCTTTCCACTTTCCATCTTCAAAATGTAAGTCCCTCTGATTTCTTATAACTACCTTACCCATACCCTCTAAATCGAATGACATTTTTTGATGGAAGTATATAGCCTTTCCGCCATTTGTTTTTATCTCTGATGTTTCTTCTTCATCGTATATAAGTGGCAATCCAGTTCGCTCTACTTCTTTCTCACATAATTCTTCAATAAGTTTAATTGCATTTTTATCTAATTTTTCCATATTTACTCCTTGTTTCTTTCATCTTATTGTTCATAATTCAAATATGTCTTCCATTCTTCTGGGTGTTTTTTAAAACTTTCTTCAATATCTTCACGAGATTTAAAATATATAAACGCCTCTTTGAATGAATTCCTTGGCAACCAATCAAGCCCGTCTTCATCGAAATCCCAAAAGCCAAGGTATTTTTTTTCATCATCATTTTCCCAATCTGGCTTAAATCCTTTGGTATCTCGTTTGATAACTACTTTCGCTTTCAGATATTTCAGATATTTTTCAGCTTCTTCTTCGGTTTCGAAATAGTTGCTAATTGACTTTCTGAGTTTTAAAGATACTTCCCAGCCTTTATATCCGGCACTTTCGACATGACCCATACTTCCAATGTAGTAATACTTTTTCAACTCTTGAATCTCTTCAAACCAATCTGTTAAAATATTTGGAAACTGTTCGAGTGTTTCTTTGGCATAAGCCATTAAATCTATTTTCATTGGAAGACCATATCTTGTTTCAACTGTTATTTGTTTTGGGTCGCTTGGTGTTCCAGCTATAAGATTTCCACTGTCGCTGATAAAGAACTCTTCGCCAGCTTTAAATGTTGGTAAATCTTTTAATAATCTATATTTTTTAGCCATTTTAAACTCCTTATACTATTGAGGTAAAGCAGAAACACTTGAAAATTGCTTATGATCGTGTTGAGGTGCTTGTTTCTACCCATCCCTCAAATCTGAACATAACCCTTATGTGCGATGACAAACACACACAAGCGCCTATTATTATATTTACAACTTCTATTAAATATTATTTGTAATTTTAGTTATGCTCAGGTTCGAGGGGCGAAATTGCTTTCGCCGTGGAAATAG